CATCGTCGCTCACCGTCCTTTCGTCAGCGTCCAGTATGCCGCTGCTGCTGTCGTCACCCCATGATATACCCAATTCTAGCTCGGGCCATAGACTGTTGATCTGATCCACAGCCTGTTGGCGTGACTTCAAAAAACTTAGACGAAAAACATTTGTAGCAGACTCGCCCGACTTGACTTCATCGACAACGACCCGCTCTTTTTTCTCGGAATTATTGTTCTCGATCCCTAGGAATTTTACGCATTCGTTCCAGATTGTCGCCTTGTCGTGCAAAAGCTTGTCGATCAAATACTGTGAAGTATTCGGAAATTGTTTGAAAACGTCAAGGATCGCATTGTTGCCTGTGATATATATCACAGGAAGTCCCTGACCCCGCTGTTGCATGACATTTTCCATGGTCTGCTTCTGCTTTTCGTCGCATTGGATGATCAGGGGCACGCTCTGATTGTCTAGATTAACGTCCAGCGCGCGATCTACTAGTGCCAGTCTTTCGGCATACATGACCATGATATCTATCATCGGGGAGCGCAGTTGGTTGTCCCAGATCGGCACACACTCGCGTGACCCCATTTCCTTGTAAGTGTAATTCACAGCCACTGGTCTGAATTTTGTTGGATTATAATAATTGTTGATCTTTCCGTTGTAGGTGGCCTGTGTGACCATCCAACGGTGTTTTCTCTTATCCGGGAAAAATATGACAAGTCCTCTTTCAAAAAGAGTCATTTCAATGAAACGTTCATCGATTCCTTTCGGCAAGTTGATCCATTTGAAACGGCTTATTGCCAGCATTTCAATCAGCCGCTGATACATTCTTACACGTGTAGTCTGCTGCAGATCACCATAATTAAATTGAACATTACGCCAGTCGTTTGACATCATGCGTTTGAACGCATTGTTGCGCTGTCGTCCTCTGCTTCTGCTCATTGTTCAAAACCTTTCTAGTATGATATTCCTTGAAGCGGCTCGTTGTCCGCATAGTCAGTGACACCAATATCGTCAGGGTTTTTCCATACTGTTACGCCCTTTTCAAAAATTCCTTTGATTGTAAGCCTGAATTCCTCGGGGCATGTTGATGATCTGATATATAGTTCATGCATTTTCCAGTATGTGAACTTTTCCATGCACATGAGCGATTCAGGAGGCACCAAGAATCTTTGAACATAGTAGCCGTACCGTAGCCAGAATTCGCCGATATTCCGCATGGCGGCCGGTGAGATAATCTTGAAACGCAAATGCACGTTCCATTTATTAAGCGCATAGAGAAAAGCATCGCCCCCCATTCCTCCGGATATCGACGGCTGGGAAAGCTGAGCGTCCTGTACGTGTGCATTGATTCCCGCTATGGTGTTGGCGTAATCGCCGGATGCGACAGCAAGACCCAACGATCGGTTCATGTCAGCAAATTGCAAACTTTGTTGATTTGACAAATTTGTTGAAGCAGTGCTAAAATTATTGGCTTGGCTTACTTGTGCAGAATTTGTGGCGAGGGTGTTTGCAAGATTGGCGTTTCTTGTTGCTGTTCGCTGTTCGTTTGCAACAAAATTTGAACCAATATTCAGACCTGTACCTACGGCCGCACCGGCCGCGCCGCCAAGGTTCCCGCCAGCAAGCTGACCTACTGCCCCCATGGCCCCGTTTACTCCAGAGTTCACCTGGCTTAAGATATAATCAGTATTCTGCTGTTGTGCCGCAATGTCGTTCCCTTGTTGTAAACTGGAAGAATTTATTGCATTCGAGGCCGTCCTATTCTGATTCCCTAGTCGCGCTTGCTGACTATTATAGCTTGCTCCAGCATTGGCTTGAGCGTACGCATTATTGATCCCCATTTGGGTTTTTTGCTGTGCCCAATCTGCTGTGTTATACTGGTACTGTATGCTATGTGCGTTAGACGCAAGATAGGCAATTCCCTGGTTGTTGACCATGACAAGTCGCGGCCAGTCAACCACGCCGATCGAGGCGTTCAGGTCTTCACCGCCAGCATAATGCTCTGGGTAGTACATGCTTCTCGGCCCAGGCGCGCTAGCCCAAATCGACTCATGTATTTCAAGATTATTCTCCCCAACATATTGCGGTTGAATGATCAGCGAATTTCCGTTCTGCATAGTCATTTCCACATAAGAATACGGATAAATCTGAAGTTTTTTAAGATTATGGTATCGTTGTGGAATGTGACGCGCAAAAATCTGCCTAAAGTCCCTTTCCCTATAGGATATGTCGTCATATGTTGCCCTAGGCACCAAATACATATGGATCATATCGAAAATTGAATCATCATATCCACTATCTCCGGTTTTGCCGCCAAAAGGCTTTATCTGCTGGCCCTTTCTGATTGCTCTTGGCGGCACCATCCATATACCTATTATACCTTCGGTCACCCAAGGAAAAACTGACGACAAAAGCATAAAGTTTCCAAAGCCGTTTAAGCTATCTATAAAATAAATTGAAACTCCATTATAGACTCCGCTTACAGTAGAGCCTGTAGCCGTGTTAAGTTTCGGGTCCTCTTTTGTCTGTGGGTCGGTAGTGAGGTCTGTAGTAGACATGATAAGTATACCAGGAGCGTTTTCGTCCTTGTCCGAACCTGGCTCCATAAAGACAAATTCATGATCTTCTTGGATTCTTGGCGTGTTTCCAAGATCGAGACCCTCCGGAATGTCAAGATAATTTAGACCATAATTCTCATTTTGCTTGTCGTTGGCTATGCTGATATGACCGCGTTCAACAAAACATCTTCCAAGTTTCACGTCGAATTGAAAGCTTTGCCACACGTCCAGCATGATGTGAAAACGCGTAACATTGGCATTGACATAATCCACTGATTGGATAAAGTAATACCATTTGCGCTTATCGTCAAAATCGTAGTCATTATCCACAATCATATAATTGTATTTGGACGCGCGATTGAAAGCGATAGGCAGATCAACCGGGAGACTGAATTTGACCATTGTTGAATTTTTTATTACATCTTTTTCAAGTCGGTTAAAATATCGTTCCTGATCCGCATTGTCTGAAAATTTTACAATATCGCGATATGAAGCATCCCATGTCACATTGCATAGGGAGATCGTAGAATTCGGCGGCCACGAAGCCCATGTAAGCGTTTTTTCTGCCATTATTTTGTCCTTACGAAAAACCGGCTGGCCCCGTAGGACCAGCCGGAACACTACTGCCAGTATACTACTTTTCGCTATCGTCTGCAACCTTGCGGGTCTGGCCGCCAGCAGTCACAGTCACCTGAATCTGCTGAGTCACTGCAAAAACAGTGACCTCGATCGTTGCGGTTCCAGCACTTACGCCGGTGATCTTGCCGACCGGGCTCACTTTGACAACGCTTTCATCGCTTGAAGACCATGTCACCATGTTGGTCACGTCGGGCATGCGCCCGTCAGTCATGGTAGCGACGACATGCAGTTGCCGATCTTCGCCGACTCCCATTTCAACGGGCGTTCTCGGGCTAAATTCAAGGTTTGTCACAAAACCGGGGTTGAATCCAAGAAGCCCGTCTCCTACGATTGGCACGCGCAAAGTGTCGCTCGCCACGGATGGAACTTCTGGAATACGAGGATTCTTGTAAGTCGCCCGTGCCCTAACATCAACATAATTTGCAGTTTCATCAAGGCCCACACGCAAGATTCCCGTATTGCTGATCTTAGTGAATTGCGACTTAACATCACTGGCGATCTCGTAGATGATGCCGCCGTTTGGCGCAAAATCAGGATAACCGTCCATGGATATTGTGGACACGACCTGTACGACATCCCCTCGCGTGACGTTGGTGGGCATGACTGCCGGGTTGCCGTATTTTTGCAAACGAATTTGAAACTCTGGCTTGCTGGCTGTTGCTCCCGCTGGCACTTCGACATCCTCTCTTGTCCCCTCGCCTGTCCAGAATAGAATCGCCGGGACGAAAGGCGAAAGCGAGATCGCCTCCTTGTGATGTAGAAAATAATTTGTACCAAGGGATATGGGGTTGACTACGCCACCCTGTGTCCCATAGTAGTAATCCCAGCAGAAGAAGAACTCCCGTGTGGTCAGAATGCATTGGAAACCGTTGATGCCGATATCCTGACCGCTAATATCAATAATTCTTTGATTAGTCTTCGCGTAATCCTCGTTAAAGAGGACCGCCAATGCGTTCACGTCGATGGCCGCGTGAACTTCGGGGGTCATGACATACTCTTGCACTCCCAAGCGAACATCACTGGGCAAAAAATCCTTATAGTGACGACGGATGGACTTTTCGGCCGCTTCTTTAGTTTTAAAACGTCCAGTCACCCGTACCGTCTGCTTATGATACTCACCGGTCTTACGATCGATAGTAAGGCCGTTCGCTTCTGCGTAAAAACGAGTCCGCTTTACATCAGCCATAATATTGATTCTCCTTTTTATCATTCATGTTATCTTTTGCAAAATCTATAGCTTCTTGGGCACAGTCATAAATATTTTGACTTAATCCAAGATCATACCCATTGATTGAAATATCCATGCCACCAAAATAAGTATTAGCATGTATTGCAATTGAAATACCTTTACTGCCCCTGCTTATTTTTGCATTTATTTCAGCCA